TGATTATTTGAACTATAATGAACCAGACTTCCGTATTGGAGAAATTAAAACTAAAGATAAAGATGCCGACAGCGACATTAAAGAGCCTTGGTTCCAGCTAAATACAACTTATGTGACTGAATCATTTCAATTGCAAATCGGATAAATATAATTAAAAATTGAATGCTATGGTAATACTATCTCTATTTGATTATACCGGCAACTGGGCGCGTCCGTATGCCGAGAAAGGACACGACGTAATATTATGGGATGTCAAACATAATCCAGATATGTATTCAACGTTCAAAGATATAAATGATGCTAATGCAACTTATATTCATGAATATATCTTTGAAAATTACGGAACCGTTGATGGGATATTAGCTGCCTGTCCATGTACTGATTTTGCTTGCTCTGGGGCTCGATGGTTTGCTGAAAAAGATGCACGCGGAGATACGGAAAAAGCATTGAACTTGTATATCAGACACTCCGGATAATAGATTTATGTCAACCATATTTTTGGGCATTAGAAAACCCCGTTGGAAGGATTAAAACCTTGGTTCCTGATCTTGGTGATCCTTGGTACTTTCAGCCATATCAATTTGGTGATCCTTACACAAAAAAGACTGGCATCTATGGGAATTTCAACCATCCAGAACCTACCAATATAGTTGAGCCAACTGAAGGTTCTAAAATGTGGAAAAAGTATGGCGGTAAATCTGCAAGAACAAAAGAATTAAGAAGTGAAACTCCAATGGGGTTCGCCTATGCGTTCTATGAAGCAAATCACGGGCCATATGAAGAATGTGAATATGAATAATTAGTAAAACTAACTAGACATGAACATATATATTGAAAGTGTCAAAATTGAATTAAACGAAAAAGCTTTTGGCCGTATATATCAATACAATGACGATAATACTTCTGTTTATTTCGAGGGGATTAAAGTTGATATCGCTTTTCGAAGACAAGGTCTTGGAACAATATTACTTCAAATGCTTGAACTTTTTGGAAAGTGTTTAGGCGCAAGTTATTCATATCTATGGGTAGAGAAAAATACTTGGATTTATGAATGGTATAAAAGAAATGGATATTCCTATTTCAAAGATCATGAAGATGTGAATTTTATATGGATGAGTAAAATTTTATAATTAATTCAAAACGAACCGAAGATGAAGAAAAAGAAAATAACAATTATTGTAGCGTACAACTATGATAATAAGCATGTTTACAGTAATGAAAAGATAGCGGAGAAAATAAAAAAAGAGTTGTCAGTCAACTTAAATGATAGACAAGAAATAATTGAGTCTATCAAGGTAGAAGATAAATTATAACAGAAATGAATAAATCAACATTTAAAAAACAGTTCCCGGACGTTAGTGTCCAAGAGATCAACTTTGAAAAGGTATTATCAAGAAGAGCCAAAGAAGAAATAGTGGAAAAACTTGTAGTCGGATTGAATACTGGCCTAATTACCTACGAAGACTATGGACGTTCACTAAAGGTATTCACTAGTGAACGATTAAAACATGCTATTGACGGCATGGGTAAAGACTCACAAGTTATTGATGAGGATAGTGGACGTGTCGGAAAAGTTACAAGCGAGCAACCATTTATATGTGGCTGTGAGATGTGCATCGAAGTTGATTTCGGAGATAGCTCCGATGTCTATGCTTGTACCTATTTTGCAAAATAAATCAAATTTAACAGAAATGAACAATCAAATAACAAAAAATCATCTACTTGATAGTACTTTAGCTAATAATCTTATAGCACTTATCAATGAAAACAACCTGCCTTTTAATGTTGAAGCAGGTAAATCAATAAACGGAGATATCAATGTCTCCATCAAGTACGGTAAAGAAGATGAAGAGCTCCTAAATAGTACACTGAATGATGCTATCAATGCATTGTAATTTAAAAAACTGATCAAATATGGACCTTTCAATCTATAGACTAAACAGTATTTCAGAACTTGACGAGTTCATTAATTTAAGCCCGTCAAGGTTCTGGGCCTTCCAGGACGAGGTTTATGCTCTTCTGAATAGTATTTCTGAAGGAGCTGTCATTAATGTTTCTGATATTGTTAAAGAGAAGTCTTACGAAGTCTTTATAAAGACGGTATGCGAATATATAATTGAAGAAAATAATCAGATTGAATTAGGAAGCCCTCATATTGAGTTTAAGGATGAATTTTATAATCAGATTACTAGAACTAGGTCTTTTTCCCTCTCGAAGGTTAGGGATATAGTAGCCTAAATTAACACTATGTAAAGATACGTTTTTTAAGTGTAACTACCAAACAATTAGTACTTTATTATATGAAAAAAGAAAATAAAATAATGGTAGCTGTTTCAGCTGATCCGGATGAAAGAAGAGCATTAGTTTGCCGTCTGGCAATCGAGTATGGTTTTGCTCGTACTCCTTCAGATGCCGCTAAAATTATTGCTCAAAACATTTATGATATAGACCTTGCAGGGGCATTTTTCATTATCTGTGATAACTATAACTTCAGAGGCGGAGTAATTACAACACAGAGGCTTTATGAGCTTGCAGCGAAAGGCATTTGCGTTATTATCGGTTCCCGGAGTATCCCTAGAGAGTATCAATTTATTTGTTCTGCATTTTATCCTTCAGATTTCAGCCGACTTTAGTCGGCTGTTTTTGCTTCGATTTCCCCCTTTACCCCCTTTTCTTTAGAACTACCATTTGAACAAAAGTGCATGCAAGGAGCGTGCCAAAAGATTGTAAGACACTATATATATATTCTTCTTTTTATTATTTTGCTCTTTAGCAAAAATACCCACCCTATGAAATACTAAAAAAAGTGTGCATCTGTACGGTTGTATATTTATTCTCTGATATTCAATAATTTGAGTGCGCACTATTTTCGTACTATTCCGCACTTCTGGCACAAAGTTTGGCAAAATGTATAGTAGTGCGTATTTTTTTAAATAGTACAGGAAAAGTACTTCTTTTGTGCGCTGATAACATTCTGATTATAAGCGTATAATAAAAAGTATATGCACAAAATGAGCATGCGCACACTTTTTGTGCGTGTTTTTTAAAAGGACTATGTTTTAATCTCACTTTATTTCAAGCTTTTGAAGAACTAAATTGCAATAAAAACTTGATATATAGCACTTTATTTAGTATTTTTGTGTTAAAAATGCGCCTTATGATAACTACTAAAATTCAAATTAAGCCACATTTGGCAGAGTATGCACATGGAAAATTTGCAGAAGATCTTCGTGAAAGTCCTATTAGATTCCCTGATAATCTTGATATTTATCATAAAATATTCGATTTATTGGAAAAAAGGCCCTCTAACTGCTCGCGTGATTCTGGTAATCTTGAAATCATTTTGCCAGATCGTCGTGAAGGTGGAAAATCTCCTGAAACATATAATTATCTTGGTTTGCGTTCTCAGCAACTAGTTGAGCGAAAGATTGAGATTATGATGTTTGCTGAGATTCATGACTTACTTGATGAGAATAAACATGTTTACGGGATTGACTTTATTGATTCAGTACACTATTTCATGAAAAAATATTGTATAGAATCAATATCGGAAGATGCCTTCCTTAAAAATTATCAAAGATGGCGTGATAATCAGAAAAGAAGATCTAAAAAAAGATCCTATAAAAGAGTGCAAATTTAGATTTTTATTTTACCGACTAAGTGTATTGTTTTGTCCGTTTTGAAACGGAAAACGTGCAAAAAAAGCGCAGAAAAATGTTGAAAATGTACAGAAAAATGCTGAAAGATTGATAATCAATTACTTATAAATTATGAAAACAAAAAAAACTCCTTATTCAAATGCTCATTCAATCCAGATTATACCTGTAAGTAAATTGGCAAGTTTCGCCATAATCTTATCAAAAGCATATATAACTTATTCTACAGGTAATTATAATTTAGATATAATACCTGGATCGTTGGTGCCAGATGTGCAGGAAGATAAATCAGGATCTAAACCTATATATAACATCAATCATGCTTTTTCAATTCCTTTTCAATGTATTGAGAACGAACAGGAATTAAGGAACTTGACTAAACAGGATTTGATTATAATATATACTAATGAGTCTGGCCAATTAGTTATATCCGGGAGTGAGCAATACCCGCTTACATTCTCTTATTCCTTATCAGGAACAAAATATTCCTGCAAATTAACGGGGAAATCTACATATGCAGAAGCTTTCTTATAAGTAATTCAGGTCCTTTAAATAGGGCTAATAAACAGTTTCTTTTGCATAAAAAAGAAACTGTGAATAAGATACAACAAATTTTAAACGGGCATTGGGCTATCAATGCGCAGGATTATCACCAGTTGATTTCCCTAATAATGCCATCCATTAAAGCCGGTAATATTGAAGCTGTAGAAAAAAGCTTAAGTACAAAAATTACGGCTTATGCAACTATGCCTTATATTGCTGATCGCTGGGAATTGGATGACGCTTCTTTACCTCAGGGATCTATCGTTGTTTTAACGGCAGAAGGAATTCTTTATTCATGGGATACTTACCGCTTGGAACAATATATTCAACAGGCTATTTCAAATTCAAATATTGCAGGTATTGTTTTATTCGTAAATGGTCCGGGTGGAATGATTTTGCGTGTAGACCTGCTTGAAAAACTTATCCGTGAATCGCCAAAACCTATTGCTGCATATATAACCGGTTGTTGCGCATCCGCTCACTATTGGTTTACTTCAGCTTGTGGCCGTACTTTTATATCTTCACCGATGGATGAGATTGGTAGTGTCGGCATTGTCTATACTTATGAATCTTTCAAAAAGTACTACGAAACTTTGGGTATTATTATGGAAGATATCTATCCTGATGGAGCGGATCTTAAAAATAAAATGATCCGGGAAATGGAGGACAATAATAACCAACAATTGATAAAAGATAAGCTCTCTTTCTATCACAACTTATTTCGTCAAGCAATTTCACGCAATCTTAATATTCCAATGGATCCGCAATTGCCCCTTTTCAGAGGTGAGACATTCTTTGCTGATGTAGCTATTGCAAATGGCTACATAGACCAGATGGGAACGCTTGACGATGCTATAACATGGGTATTAGCACAATCAACAAATAGAAGTTTCTAATAACTATATACATTAACTTAATACATTTTTACTTATGAATTTTAAAGCTTTTATTGCTTCGATTCAGGCTATTCTGGGAATTACAGAATGGGTTAAAGCCGAAGACAAAAATGTCCTTACTCCTGAGCAATCCGCAAAGCTCAAGGTTATGGGGTTCAGTCCAGCTTTCCTTACTGCTTTTTCTGCAGCTCTGAAAGATGATTTTAAAGAAAATACTCCAACTGGAGGTGCAAATGGTGGAGAAAATGGAGCTGAAGGTAATACTTCTAACGCCGTTATTTCTGGCCTGTTAGCTGATATGACTGCTAAACTAGCAACTGCTCAGGCAGAGATGGAAACTCTAAAGACAGAGAAAGGAACTCTTTCTCAGGAGGTGGAAGCGAAGAAAAAAGACATTCAAACGCTTCAGGCTAAAGTTGATATTCTGAGCAATACCCAGGAATCAGATAAAGGTGTTGGAGCGCAACATGGAAAAATTAATCCGGAAGCAACTTTGAAAATGAATTGGAAAGACGAGAAACAAGCAGGTGGAATGTCAGGCGAGATGTTCGCTATGGACAGAGCTTATAATCAGCGTTTGCAGGCCGCCATGTTGTTTAATCAGGGTATTAGTACACAAACCCCTATGGCAAGTTCAATCGATTATTCACGCCTTAAAGAAGACTTAGGCGCGTTCTATCGTATACCTTGGCAAGATCGTTTGCAATCTTTTCTTTTACAGCTTCCAACAATCGAATCCATTTTCCCGCTCGAATCAGGTTATCAGGACTTAGCCGTTTTGGTGAATATTTGGTTAGGAGAATTCTCTCAATCAGATAATACTGAATCTGATTTCGACAATGTAACTAAAGGTGATTACGAATTTGATGATGAGACATTAAGAATGTTCTCTGTTATGTTTGCTCACAAATTCAAAAATCTTAAAGCACTTGAAAAGAGCTGGATTGGTTCTTACAACAAAGAAGGTTCTCAAGTTATCAAATGGTCTTTCATTGAATACATATTAGCTCAAACAGCTATTAAGTTGTACAATGAACGCGAGCAACGTAGAATTAACGGTGTACGTAAAGAACCAGATTTGAATAAGCCTGGTAAAGCTATGGCGGCAGCTGATGGACTTTATGAGTTCCTAAATAAAAAAGTAAATGGTTTCATTGATATCAACAACGGTAAAACTGTTTATCAAATTAAACCATTTGAATTAGGAGAACTGACACCGGAAAATATTGGAGAAAAGTTGTACCTTGGTACATCCATGATTCCTTCTGTTTTGCGTGATTCTGGTTCTTTTGTTTGCCAGGTTCCTTCTCACATGATTGTTTGGTACCATAAGTACAACGAACTTCATTATGGCCAGAATCAGGATTACAAAGCTGGAATTCTTTATATTAAAGAGTATCCTTCAGTGAAGTTGGTTTCTATTCCTAATGCCGATAATCATCACCGCGTTATCTGGACTATGGACGGAAATATCCGTACCTTTGAAGATGCTCCGGGAGAAATGACTAAATTCAGCATTGAACAACAGGACTGGACCTTGAAAGTTTGGAGTAACTGGAAAGAATCTATCTGGGCAATGGCTGTTGGGTTTAAGTACACCAAGAAAGAAGATATGGACTATACTCGTCAGATGATCTTTACTAATGAGTACGACCGTCCATCTTATTTCTTCATTGATGCTGAAAAAGATGCTAATCCAGATGCCGGATATCATACTTCAATTGCTACAGTGGCTAATACCAATATTTTTGCGATTACAGACATCGTAAATGCAACTGTTGGGGTTCCTGTCATATTGAAATGTGGTTCTGTTGATAAGGGCGTAACAATCGCGCAAGCTGATAAGTTCTCCTTGATTTCTGCTGCATGGGAACCTAAAAAGGGTGATACTATTACATTAATGAAACGTGATGACGGTAAGTTCATTGAACTTGGACGTGAAACTGGTGCTTCTGATGCTCTTGCTTTTGCTGCTGATGTTACTACTCCAAGTTTATTGGGTGGTGAAGTTTTTGTAACGGATGTTAATACCAAAGCAACTGCTATCACTAACCTTACTGATGCTGTTGCTGGAAAGGTATATACCATCTATGGTAACGGAAGTGAATTTGCAAGTAACATCGCTGCTGCAGGTAACTTTGTATTGACTGCTGCCTTGGCTCTCTCAACTGGAAAGTTCATTAAACTTGTATATACTGCCGACGGTAAATTCTACGAAATTGCCCGCGGTTAAGTAGACGGAGAGGGGAGGAAACTCCCTTCTCCCTATCAATAACAATCAAAAATAACTCAATATGAGCAATAATTATGTTAAAGTATCAGTGCCTAGACCTGAAGGTAATGCAGGAAGGGGAATTGCACCGAAAGATGCACTGACACTAATCGATGTCGATGATATCGAGATTTTCCCATCCAGAGATGGAGCGGGGGTCGTTCTTGCTGGAGATATCGTTCTTAAAGCCGGAGCTTATGCTACGACTCTTTATGTAACTCCCGGAACAGTAGAACTTACTTCTAACGGTGAAGGCGATGCTGATGCAAAAGGCTTTACTCCAACTGTTAAAGGAAAGCACCCTGGAAAAAAACAGGCAATCAGAGAATTTAAGACCAACTGGTTAGGGCGTCATTGTATTGCAATTCTGAATTATGCGAATGGTGATCCTGCTGATCTAGCCGGTTCCCCAACAAATCCTCTCGATATGGGTATAGCCTATACCGGTAATAAGGATTCCAATTCTTCAGAATTCACATTCACTCAGATCAGTAAAGGCGAAGATATCGCTATTTATCCAGGAACAATTCCTTATGAAGAGCCTTTATCTACTGTAGCCACTGCTGCCACTGCTATACCTTACGTTGGTGATGGCCAATATCAGCTTACTGGTGGAGCTGCAAGCATTCTGTCTATTACCGGTGCTACTCATGGTGCAATAATCACTCTTCTTGGCGTTGAAAGTGGTGTTGCTCCTACAATAGCGACTGAAGGATCTATGTTTATTTTGAAAGATGGTAAGACGTTCACGGCAAGTCCGCGAAGTCAGATTACTTTCAAGACATTCAAAGACAGCGCAACGACGTTTAAATTCATTGAACAGTCACGCTACGAAGCGTAACTTTTTCATTGAAAGATCAAAGCCCCGGTACTTCATTGTGCCGGGGCTTTTTAGTCCTTTGTCAGGCAATTGCCAATATTGATATTTGTATAAAATAAAAATGCTTGTATATGAAAGAATTAATTATTGCCTACCTACAGACTCACCGTAACTTCTACGAAGGAGTTGCGCTTTATGATCAGTTTGGAGTTAACAGAATGCTTAAGGCCCAATTCAGGAAAATTGGAGAAACAGAGGCTATAAAGAAGACTCTTTTTGAAGAATTAAGGAAATTGGCCGGACTAACTGAGATGGAGTTTAAATCGCTCAAAAGAGTCGCTTTTGTTGCAGCTCCAAGAGTTGTACCGATTGCTCCAAAAGTCTATGATGATGATCAACTTTTGGCCTTAGCTTATAAGTTTGGCATAACAGTTGACGAACTAGTTTCTGATGAAACTGCTGAAAAAATACTATCTCATGAAGATTATCAGGATCAGATTGAGGAATTGACAGAAGAGTTATCCGCTGCAAAAACAAAATATTGCCAGGTACCGGAAGCGGTAAAGAAAACAATTCGTTTCCGGGAAGATTTCCCATTCCTCAATGCTCCGGATTGCCCGGATGAATTAAAAGTCCTTGTTGCCGATATGTTCCGTGCGTATGATGTTTTTCGTGAAGCTCATGAAAAATTAGTTAATATGCCGGATAATGCATCTTTCGATGAAGCTTTTAAAGCTTCACAAACAGCCGTAGAAAACTATCTTGATAATCGAGAAATGTGGGATGAACTTGAGTACTACAAGGAAAAAGGAGAAATTCTTGGTAAAGCTGAATGCCTGAAATCATTAATGGAAAAAAAAGAAATAAGTGCTTTGTCTGATCTTGATCTGACTAAACAAATATCAAATTCAAGATCTAATATTTCAAAAGCTAAGGCTTCATTACAAGCTGCAGAGAATGATGAAGATAAAGCAAAGGCTGAGACTAATCTTTCAAAGTGGGAAACAAGGAAAGCTTTGCTTGATACAGAGCTTGAGACAAGAAAGTAATACACAAACATTCTCTATACTGAGCAGCGGGTTTTGGATCTATTCCGGATCCGCTGTTTTAATACGTACTCAATATGAATAATGAACTTTCGGTTGATTCCTTCTTTCTTGACGCTGATAAAAAAGATGATGTTCAGCGAATGGCTGCTTTAGGATATGATCCTAAAGAAATTGCGCTATTTGTTGGAGTTGATCCCGAAGACTTTTATCATGATGCCTGCATTCCTGGTACCAGCGCTAACATACTGATAAAACAAGGGGTTCTCGTTACTCGTGCCGTGCCTGAAATTGAACTTCATAAACTTGCTGAGTGTGGAAATATTGATGCTATAAAGCAACTGGAGAGTGTAAATGAAAGGCGAATTTTTGAAAAAATAATATTAGATCTTGATGGAGACGAACTTGATTAAACCTACAAGGATAGATATTGAGGAGATAAATGTAAATCAGATCACTCGCATTCTTATGACGGGTAATCTGGATGCGCTTTCTCCCCAAGAACGTGAATATTATTCCCTCATGGAAATGGTACGCGGATTACGCGCTAAAATGAGGCATAATAACAAAGTGATTACCAAAGCGGGAATCATTAAGTTGTTGAAATCTGATGTTTACGGTTTAAGTGACTGGCAAGCCAGGCAAGTATATGCTGATTCTCTTAACTTCTTTTATGCTCAAGAAAATGTTCGTCCAGAGGCATTTGCTAACCTATATGCCGAAAAATTAGAGAAATGGGCTGATGGGGCTTATCTGAGAGGTAAAGATAAAGAAGCCGGGGCTTTACTTGAAAAAGCTGCTAAGTTGCGTGGATGCTACGAAAAGAAAGATTCTGAAATACCTTCAGAGCTCTTAAACCAAAGGCAAACGGTTATTTATACTACTAAGCGTTCCGACCTTGGAGTTGAAGAAATTGACCGTAAATCTCTCGAAGAATTTATTGACGCTATTCCGGACATACCTCACATAGTTCAAGACAATGTGAAAGAAGATGCCGGAATTAAGAAGTTTGATCTTAAAAAACGAATGATATATGACATCCAGGAGTTCAGCGAAACAGAAGAATCTGAAAATTGATACTTCTGATGTTGATGTACGCTTTTCCCATATAATCAAAGTACTGACTGATTGGGTTGATACAACTAACCTTACTTTAATCGGTGGGCGTGGTCTGGCTAAAAGTACAATTATCCAGGCGCGCCGTTCTGCCGATTGCGTGTATGATATGCCGGGTTGCCCTCTGGCATTTGCTGCCAATACTTACAGCAATCTTAATGACAACATTATGCCGGCTGTTAAGAAAGGCTGGGAACTGATGGGGCTGTATGAGGATGTTCATTATGTAAGCTGTAAACGCCCACCCAAAAGCTGGAGAAAGAAATGTTCTGTTATTGTAGATGATTTTACCCATACTATTTTCTTTTGGAACGGTACCGTTATCTTTCTTGGCTCGTTGGACCATCCTTCATTGCTTGCTGGTAAATCTGTTGTTCATCTATTCTATGATGAAGCCAAATATGATCCTGATAAAAAAGTAAACCGGGCAATGCCTATCCTCCGTGGTGATGCCATACGCTATGGGTTTAGCCATCTATTCATGGGATTAACTATTACAACCGATATGCCCGATATCAATGAGGGTGAATTCGATTGGTTCTTTCGTTATGCTGCTCTTATGGATCCGGAAAGAATAATGATGATTGTTCGTGCTGCTTCTGAGCTCAATGATCAGCGAATAAAACTTATCCGGGAACAATCAAAAGATAATCCGGACACAGATAAGATCACTCGCATTAATAAAAAGATATCCTATTATGAGAATGGATTACATAAAATGCGAAAAGGGCAAACGTTCTTTCTGAATGCTTCTTCTTTTGCCAACATTGATATCCTGACTCCGGATTATGTAAAGCGGTTATTCAATGGTACGCTTGAACTGCACGAATTTAAGAAGTCCGTTATTGGTATGCGCCCGGGACTAAGGCGCGATATCCGTTTCTATGTTGCATTTGGCGAACAACATAAGTATACAGATGGAACGTATAGCGGTGAGCCGGCTGTTAACTCACGTGATCTAAGGTTCCTACGCAATGATCAACCTATTGATGCCGGGATGGACTTTGGTAATCAATTGTCTTTGGTAATTGGTCAGGAAGATGGGGCTTACTATCGTGTGCATAAGAACTTCTTTGAACTACCACCCAAATGGTTTCGTGAGATTGCTGATCAGTTTATTGGCTTCTTCCTTAACCATGAGGATAAAGAACTCAATCTCTACTATGATAGGGCAGCCAATAACTTTGAGGCACAGAATGAAGACTATGCCCGTAAGATCAAGGAAGCCATTGAGATTGATGGCGATGGCAATAGAACAGGATGGATAGTGAACCTGATGAGTAGGAAGCAGGCAAACATTGGGCAGGCAGAGGAGTATGACTTCATGCAGGAACTAATGAATGGTGATAACAAAGCATTGCCTACCCTCTTAGTCGATACTATCAACTGTAAAGAGATGACATCAAGTGTAGAGAAAGCACCTGCAGGCATCAAGTACAAGGGCAAGCAGAAGATAGTATTCAAGGTTAAGAAGAGTGAGAAGCTTAAGCCAAAGCAATTGCCTATGTTGTCTACCAACTTCAGTGATGCATTCAAGTACCTGATGATGCGTAAGCAATACCGATGTTGCATCAAAGGCAAGAACAAAGGCGGTGCCGCACCTTATGTGCCTGGCTTCGATAGCTAATCAATAAGCAACTATGTACTATTAAGGTCAATCCATTGCAGGGTTGGCCTTTTTTGTGCCATTTTAGCACGCGGAGGTCGATTTTTGGAGCCATCGGCCCTCGCGGAATGTCATATTTCACCTTTCGAAAAACGAGGCAATTGCGGAACGACTTCTGAGCGGTGCGTTCTGCATAGAGAGAGAAAGAGTTAAGATTGGTTGCCTAAATGTGCTTATTTGTTAATTATCAGTGATTTATGTGCGTATAGACCAAAATTTTATGCTAAAAATAGCATTTTCTTAGAAATTAATGAGCTAAAATGATGGCAATAATGTGGCAATTCTGCAAAAAGCGTATTTTACATATATATATTTGATAGGTTGCCTGTAACTTTTTGCAGTTTTTTTTGGTTTTTACTTTCCATTTTTGTTGAATATAGAAATAGAATTATGTATAAAATATAGTTGTTCCGATAATAGTGTAACTTTTTACACTAACAAGTACATTTTATTGCACTAAATAGTGCAGTTCTTTATTATAATAATTACATTTGCACCAAATAATTGTTAATTTTTAGATAAATAACTATGGAAAATAAAAAAAGAAAAGGTAAAATTAAAACTGAAAAGTTAGTAGGTGGCAGAATGTTTGTACTTAATATTAAATCTAGACAAGTTCAAAAGCCTTCTAGATATGTGGAACTACTGAATACTCTAAAAGAAAAAGATCCTCTTATTAAATTACAAGGGAATAAGTATATAAGCCTAGAATCATTGGTTAGTACAGAAATACTAGAAGAACCAGAGGTACCTAAAATAATGATGGGGAAATTGAGTACATATGATATTCTGGATCCGGAGGCATTTTATAATCGTAGAAAAAAAGAATTAGTTGAGATTACTTTAGATCCAGATGTAGTTGCAAACGTTAGAAAAATGGATTTTTCTTTTTTTCCAAAATTTCATAGATTAGTTTTTAGAACTAATGCTGAAATTACTTCAAATCAAGTAGAAAAATATTTTAGTGAAGCTTTTTTATCTACAGAAGGCGAAGATATGGTGGATGTTTATATCGTAAAATCATCTGATATTATTGAAAGGATTTTAAAGGCAACAAAAATATTTTCTTTGCAAGCAGATGTAACTTTCAGTAATAAAGATTTTAGCGATGGATTTACTGAATTATTTGATAAGAAAATTAGAGAATCTGATGCTAGCAAAGTAGCAATGAATATGATTAGTTCTAAAGACCAGTCATTAAATGTAACAGAGGATGGATTGGTAGAAGCTATTGTTA